AAAACAACAGGTGATGTAATTTCAACATCACAATTCAAAGGGTTATACCCTAATACTTCATTCCCTAAGCCTATGACTGTAGAGGTCTACGAAAGCTTTGGGTATGATTCAGTTCTAAATGGTCCAGCAGCTACGGTTACTGCACCTTATGAAGTCAGCCAAGAGTCTGGTATAGAAGAGGTTGACGGTAAATGGTTTACTAAGTTTATAGTAGGACCAGTCTTTACTGAATATACGGATAGTGAAGATAAGGTTCAGACAGTTGATGCACAGACTACCGCTTACCGTGCAAAGATAGATGCAGATGCTGCGGTTAGGGTCAGAGGTGATCGTGACAAAAAGCTCACAGATTGTGACTGGACGCAGGCCAACGATTCACCAGTCAAAGATGAATCAACCTGGACAACATATAGACAAGCACTAAGGGATGTACCAACACAAGCTGGATTCCCACACACTGTAACTTGGCCTACTGAACCAACATCCTGATAACAATCCATCACCAGAAGAATAAGCCAATTAATAAACTGTCTACTAAAGCCTCCACAGTCCTTGTGGGGGGTTTATAGTATCTGGAGATACACAGATTTCATGAGTTTATCAGGTAAAGAGAAGCTTCTATTCATCACCTCCTTCCTGATCTTTCTACAATGGGGTGTACGTGTCACTGAGAGGTTAGTGTATGCACTCAGTTAGTGTTATTGGAGAGGGGCCTAGAACCTCCTGTAAAGACGTTATACACTGGTTTATGAAGGAATACCTATTCAACTACTCAATAGACCTAACAATTGTTCATATGGACCTGTCAGATGAGGGTGTTGATGGGTGGTGTATGAGGGAAGATGAACAGGAGTTTCTTATTCAAATTGATGAGAACTTAAAGGGTGAAGAACACACCAGAACAATCCTCCATGAATGTTATCACGTTATGCAACATGTTCTGGGAATTTCACAGTGTGAGATCTGTGCTCAAATGAGTGAACAAATAAACCTTGACAAGTACAATCAATCCTAATAGACTAAGCTTGTCCGGGTTCATGAGAAATTTAACTTAAAGTACCTATGAAGACCAAATTCGTTACAGTTCAACCTAAGACTAATCAAGCAAAAGATCGCTTTGCAAACATGATGGACAGTCTTCATTCTTGTAGAGTTCAAAAAGAAGACAATGATGGTAGAATGTTTCTAGAATCAATTAGTGGACGTTATTTCTTTTGGATGAAGAAATCAAACGATCCACATTGGGTATTGATTAAATAAACACAACTGTCTTGAAGGTACATGAATACTCTTGAAAAACGTCAGAAAAGAAGAGATGCTTTAGGTCTTTTCGTTGAGTCAGTTATTAAACCAGATCCTCAACTTCGTGAATGTGCTCATAATCAGGAATGTTATAATGAATTAATGGAATGGAGAAAAGATATATTAGAATACTTGTCGATTAGGAGAATTGAAGAGTTTGGCATGTAAATAGTATGAATAGAAAAATTAAGTATACTCTCACCACAATACAGACTTCGATTGAAGTATATTTGTCAATGTATTTCTAAAGGTAATGATCGTTATATAGCTTTACAAAATATGAACAATTCAAGGTATAATTTTCTTGGATAAATTTTGACTGAATTAGAAAAACTACAAAATTCATAAGATGTCTATAACTGCTGTAATCTATACAAATGGAAATCAAGAATGTGAGAGGATGAGTTGTCTTCTTAAAAATCTTCCTAATGTCTCAGAGTTTTTACAATATAAGTTAGGTGAACATTTCACAGAGAAATCTTTTTATAGTGAATTTGGTTCTGAAGCTACATATCCACAGGTTACTATTGGTAATAAACATATAGGTTCAATGAAAGAAACTCTTCAATATTTCAATAGCGAAGGATATTTGTGATTACAACAGAAAAACCGTCAGTTGTTGTGGTTCCTGAAGGTGCAGAATTAATTGAGGATATTTTTTATGTCTGGAAGACACGTTTTGGTGTTTATAAATCAATGACTAAAGATGGTAGAAAGATGTTAATCGGAGACATAAGGGAATGTGTTGTGAATGCGACTTCATGGTATTTGAAATGTGAACAGGATGGGACTTTACATTTACAATCGCGTGTGGTAAATAGTGGTATTGTTGCCGGGAAATTATAAATGAAAGATCCTGATCTAGATTATTTTAATAAAATTAATATATTCTGGAGTGATAAGACTTGACGTAAGGTCTTATACTATAATATAATAGATAGTAGTACTTTTACAATGCTAAAAAGAATGAAAACAGAATTATGAAATTATTAACTCTTGAGGACTATCAAAAAGCAGGAGAAACCTTTTGGCCAAAATATTTTTATGTTGCCAAAGAACTTGGTGAAGGTTCCAATGCAGAAGACATTTTAAAGGTTATGGAAACAGTTGGTGGTGTTGCTCTAAAATTGAGACTGGATGAAGAAGAAAAGACTTCTCCCTTTGGTTTCAATAAAAAGAAAAAGGAAACTGAAGATGAAACCTTCTGATATTGAACTTTCCAGTATTTCAAAGAACTTTGAGTTTGAGAAATTGTCAAGAGATATTGACGAAGTTTCTGATGTCAAAATTCTTCGTGAAATGTTGAAGTGTTATTTGAAACTATATTTCAAACAACAAGAAACTGTACTTGCCATTAGTTCAATGGAGTTTGACTCACCAAGAAATAAAGGGGAAATCCGTATTGGAGATCAAGTTACCTTTATTGGTGGATCAAAAGAACAGAGACAATGGGGAGGTTGTAATCCTGCATATCATTTGATTGTAGATGTAAAATATACGGTCACGAATGTAGAGATTCGATCACAACACACTAGAGTAGAATTGAAAGGTATTAATGGTGCTTTCAATTCTGTATTATTCGGAGTATATGATGAGTGATCGTTATTGGGAAGAGAGATATTTTGCACTTAAAAGATGGACAGAACATCAAATTGATATTTCAAATATTAATGATGTTACTGAAAAGGACTGGGTAGATTTTTGGTATAATTCAGAGTCTGAAGGTCTAGATATTCAAAATGTATGGAAATATATGGAAAAGATTGAACCACTGACACCTATTCAAGGAGATACTAATGACATTATCTAAAAATGTAGAAGAAAGTTTGAATGAAGCAACATCAAATCTAAGAAATGCTCTCGCATTTGCTGCTCGTAATGAAAAACCATTCATTTGTAAAGAGATTGCGGCTCTTATTCATAAGATTGAAGGTGTAAAACATTCAGAGACAGTCTTTGATATGTTAGAGAACCGTAAAAAAGGTGGTAATGGTCTATTTGATACATTTTTTGATGGTGAGTGAATAAATATTACGATAATCCAAAGAGAATCTTAAAATTTCTCGCTTTTTGTCGATTTTCCTATAATATATCTGTGTACCAACACATACGGTCATGACACTTACCAATTCAAACCAAAAACTTACTAGAAATGAACTTCATAGTATTGAAAATGCGGTAGAAGATGTAGGTATTCGGGCTATTCATCCTGGAAGATTGGAAGCATATGCCGCAGAATTAGTAGAAAGACTTAAAAGTGTATCAGAAAAAAATAAATAATATTGAGTTGTATAACCCATATGGAAAAAACACCCATTAAACATGATCTACAACATGAAGTTTATATTGATCCAAAGGATAATAAGGAACACATTAATCATGACATGATTGAATATACTGAAGAAGACTTAAAAACTTCTCATGCATATTATGATGAGTATCATAGGAATGATGAAGTTCTTCCTAATGAAGGTAAGATCAATGATTATCATACAAGACATGAAGATAAAGGTTTAGAAGTCTATTGTGAGAATCATCCAGATGCATTTGAATGCAGAGTGTATGAGGATTGAAACCAGTTTAAGAACTGTCACAAGGAGGGTCTTACCCTCCTTTTTTTATTGGTATAATTGTTAGTAACCTCCAAACTGTCCTAGTAGTGTAACCATTGAATTATTATGTCTCCTGTCACCCATATTGAACATGTTGAGGATATGATTCTCACTGGTGACCTAAGTGTCATTGGAGAACTTTATAGTGAGAATCATATCAGCGTGAAAATGGATGGAGCTCCTGCAATAACTTGGGGCACACATCCTGAGAATGGTGAGTTTTTCGTTTCGACAAAATCTGCTTTTAATAAGAAGAAAATCAAGACTTGTTTTACAAAACAGGATGTAATCCAACACTTTGGTCATCAAAAAAATGTTGTAACCATTCTTATTAATTGTCTCAACTATCTTCCTCGGACTGAAGGAGTATATCAAGGAGACTTTTTGGGATTTGGTGGTAATACTTCATACAAACCCAATACAATTGAATATGTTTTTGATGAGATTGTAACTGAAAACATTATCGTTGCTCCTCACACATATTATATTGGTGAGTGTCCTTTATATGAAATGGAGGCACATTCGTTAAAAGAAGAACTTTGTGGGACAGATGATTGTAAGTTTGTTCAACCTTTTGTTGATCGTGTTAGTAATAAAGTTTCTGCACCAGTTATCTCTACTGATAACTATACTTTTCTCACAGAGAAAGAGGTTGTTGTCGCAAAACAACAGATTAATGCATTGATTCGTGAAGGTGTAAGTCTTCATGAAGTTGATTTGATTGATATTCTTGGTTCAATTCAACTGGCTAACCTCTATTTGATGGTCGTTGAAATGAAGAATGAGATTATGGAAGATCTGATTGTTTATAATTGTCCCAAGGCCTTCATTGAACATAAACAAGTTAATCAAGAAGGGTTTGTTATGACCACAAAGTGTGGTATAATTAAACTTGTGAACCGCGAACAATTTTCTTTCGCAAACTTTGTACAAGGTAAGTTTCAATGAGTGATGAACAACTAGAAAAAATGGAACCTGTAGAACTTGAACATTTTTTAGAAGAATGTGCAGAAAAGGCTAAAGATTATGATGTTTCATTTGAATACTACATGGCAGAGTTTGCATGACAGAGATTGAACGATTGAATGATGCATTAAATCAAGTAGAGAATTTATCATCCCTACTTCAAGATAATAAGTTTAAACCTTTTTTGTATCAACATTTGATCCCCCTTAAATATGAGTTACAAAGACAACTTTCTCTCTTGACTAATAAGAAAAACTGTCCTAGTATTGAAAAGTAATCAAAGTAAACTAATGAAGACTCTTTTTATTGTTGACCACTATGTTCCTTTTCCACAGTCAGAATATGGTGGGATTTGGAATGTTCTTGCTGATACTGAAGAAGAATGTTTTGATCTGATTACATCAGATGAGATTGATGCTTATCCAGAATATTATAGTGTTTTAAGGGAAAATATTGGTAAATCATATAAATACACTGTTACATCCGAGACAGAATCAGGAATTGTCACTTCGTTCCTTACTTAAACTCATATGTCCAATTATTCAACAGAATCTCTTCTGATCAATCTTCAACGCACCGTCAAACATCTTGAAGACAGTATCAAAGAGAAAAATAAAGAGATTGAAAACCTTAAGACTTTGGTATTCAAACTTCAAGAATCAATTGAAACTAAAGACTAAATGATCGAACTACAACTCCCTGATGATTTTCTACATGATGCACCTAAGGGGTATTCATATTCAGTTAGTAATTATAAAACTAATACGATTGCAATATGGTTGAATGACCATAATGAATATGTTTATACAAAAGATCCTGTTAAAACTATCTGGGGTTTTGTTCGTTTCACTAAAAAAGGTCACAAGTATTATTCTCCTATCACTTCTAAAAGTATTGGCAAAGAAGTAGATATAGGGAAAACACGCCCATACACAGCAATGCAACCTAATTATAATCCTCTTGAACATGCATTATATTCCTAAACGTAATGATTATGTGAAATGGACTGATTCTCTTGGTAAGACTCTGGAGGGTTGGGTATATTTTTATGATGAAGAATATGTTAGTATTGAGATAGGGGTAAAAAATAAACCCCATTGTCAATATACTAAAGATCAAAAACATAAGAAGATTCATATTCTTGTGGTATGTCATAATCAATACTGGCATCAGTTAGAATATATTAAGAATAGAGAATCTGAGTAATTATTGTTAGTAACCTTTAAAATGTCTCTACAGTATAACCAATCAATTAAAATTGTGGCAACTCCAATTGTAAAACAGCTGTCAGATATCCGTAATCAAGTCCGTAAACAGGATTTTAACTGGACACGCGAACAATGTGAGCGCTATACTACTCTTGTTAGTCAACGTCACGCTCAAATTAAACAGTGGAAAGAAGATGGTCGCGTCTGGGTAGGGCCTTCTAATGCTGGTAAGGATAAAGAACAAGACGTTCAACCTATTGAATGATATTGTTAGTAACCTCCGAACTGTTCTTATAGTATAACCACTGATTTTTTGATGCTTACTCTTCGCCCTCATCAACAGCGTGGTTTGGATGCACTTGAGTCCAATGATCGCGGACAAATACTAATCCCAACAGGAGGCGGTAAAACCCTGATCGCCATCATGGATGCTAAGAAACAATTAGAGACTAAACCCTCTACTATTGTTGTGGTCTCCCCCAGGATTTTGCTTTCTGAACAGTTGTGTTCTGAGTATCTTGAAGTGATTGACACCAAGAATGTTCATGTTATGCATGTTCATAGTGGTGAAACTACTCACTTCAGTTCTACTAAGGCAAAGGACATTCATTCGTTCAATAATGTTGCTCGCAATATGGGAGAGAATTGTATCATCTTCACAACATATCATTCCTTGCATCGTATCATGGAAGCAGATATTGAGGTGAATACAATATACTTTGATGAAGCGCATAATAGTGTGCAGAGAAACTTCTTTCCTGCTACTGAGTATTTCAGTAATGAGGCAGATCGTGTATACTTCTTCACTGCAACCCGTAAGACTTCGGTAATAGTGAACAAGCCAGGTATGAATGATCAAGAGGTATATGGTGATATCATTTGCCGTGTCTCTGCTCCTGAACTTGTTGATGGTGGTTTCATTGCCCCACCTAAAGTTCATGTGAAAGAGTTTGACATTCATAACAACACCAAACTTATCACTTGTGAAACTGATTGTGAAAATCTTATCTCCACTATTGATGATGTTGAGAAGAAGAAACTTCTGGTCTGTGTGAAGACTACCAGACAACTGGTAAATGTCATCACCCACACCGATTTCGTCAGTCAGTTGTCTGACCGTGGGTATTCGTACCTTTACATTACGGCAAAAACCGGAGCAGTTGTTGATGGTAAGAAGGTGGATCGCGAAGAGTTCTTCAACGTCCTAAACACTTGGGGCAAAGATCCTGATAAAAAGTTCGTTGTTCTTCATCGTTCTATTTTGTCAGAGGGTATCTCTATCAATCGTCTGGATTGTGTCATCTTCCTTCGGAATATGGATACCATAGAGCTCACTCAGTCTGTGGGTCGTGTTCTCCGTACCTCACCAGATAAGACCTTCGGATTGTGTGTGGTACCAATTTATAGTAAAACGGGAATTTCTACAGAAAGAGCCCTTCAAAATGTTGTTGATACTGTATTTGAAAGAGGTGAGATGTTAGATAGTGTAACACGTAAATGAGGGTCATTTGTCCCCGTCCCGTTATTGAAAAAGCAGTTTATGAAACTAATTCAACACAAAAGTGATATCTTGGAACCTAGACCTAGAGAGTTGGGGTTTACTGTAGGTAAGAATATGGAGTATGGTGCTGTACCTTTAGCAGGTAGTAATACAAAGTTGGTTATCATTCACAATGGTGAAATCTTGAAGACATGTCGTAATCGAAATGCTGCAATCGTCTTCATCAAAAAACATAGTAAAACTAAATAGGACATAGGATAAATAATGAAGATGAAGACCTTTCAACAGTTTCAAGAAGAATCAGGACTGACAGGTGATTCCTCTGATTTTCAGAGCAGACAGTTCGATGCCTTGGAAAAGAAACTTGACAAGGTAAAAAATAGTATCCCTGGTTTGAAAGATAGTGAACAAACTCAGGTAAATAGAGAAAGAGAAAGAGAAGAAAGAGTGCAGGATAGGAGAGAGAAAGCGGCAATATTAGCAGCACAAAGAGAAGCAGACCGTGCAGAAGATATGAGGAGAAAGGAAGAACTTCATCAGGCAAAGTTGGCCAAACTTAAACAAGGGGCGGCAGCGGGGTAGTCTTGGCGGATAATTGCTGTGTAAGACCCCTTGACATCCACAAAAAGTGTTATAAATAAGGATAGTCACGCCAAGACTATCAATGAATGAATATTACACTTACGCATATCTGCGTGAAGATGGAACGCCCTACTACATTGGTAAGGGTAAAGGATATCGTGCCACCAGTAAGAAGGGGCATTTTTATGTTCCACCAGAAGACAGAATAATATATCTGAAGTGCAATCTAACGGAGCAAGAGGCCTTCAGACACGAGATTTATATGATTGATGTGTTGGGGCGCAAAGACTTGGGCACAGGCATACTACGGAACCGCACAGATGGCGGAGAAGGTGCATCTGGAGTTATGTACAGTGAGGAAACTAGAGATAAATGTAGGGCGGCAAGTTACAAGAGAAAAACATATGGTAGTCGCCCAATAGGATACAAACATAAGAAAGAAAGCAAGGACAAGATGAGTAAGACATATAAACTTACTTGGGAGAATGGTTCCTCTGTTGTTGTCACTAATCTTGATGAATGGTGTAGACAAAATGGTTATCAGAGACGCAACCTAACTTATGTCAAACACGGTAAGAGGAGACAACATAAAGGAATTGTGACGATTGAGGAACTGGCATAGACCCCCCTTGACTTTTCACCCATCTAAATATATCATTATAGGGTAATAAAAAAAAAATGTCCAAAACTTTGTCACAATTCCTTTCCGAAGTATATGACAAAGATGTGATGGATAGGTCTCAAATAAGAAAACAAGGTGAAGGCGGAAGGGTAGGAAGAGATAGAAGAAAGAGTGAACCAGAACGACGCAGAATGAAGGCAGTTGGTGGTGGTGAAAGTAAACCAGTTAGCTACAAAGATCGTAAAGATATTGGTGGACAAAAACAATCATCAACCAGAGTTCAACAACCTGAGAAACCTAGGGATGATGAACAAGTTAAACAAACTTATGCTAATACGATAAGGGCAGAAAGAAGAGCTGCAGCATTAGAAAGACGTAAAACTAAAGAAAGTGGTGGTGAAGAAGTTAAGAAGCCCACCACATCAAAGAAGGATATTGAGAAACAAGCATCTAAACTTTTGAGTAAGAAGACACCAGAAAAGAAAGTAAGTCCTGAGTATAAATCCCAGAAAGCATCTGGACTTACTAGAAAAGAAAGAATGTCTAGACAACGTAAGGGCGAAACTGAACTTCGTAGTATTATGAAGGCTCAAGAGACAAAGAAATATGAGAAGATGACAGGAACCAAACCTGATGCAAAGGGAAGAACCAAGATCATGACTCGCGTACATAAAAGGATGTCGAGTTGACCAGTTTTTGAACTGTCACAAACCCTCTTGACTTTTTGTTAGGAGGGTTTTATAGTATGCTTATGAACTACCAACAACTGACAGATACAATCTATCCAGACTTTGTTGAATACACTCTGGACAAACATTCAAAAGAAATAAAAGATTTATACCGAGGTTTCATTGATGAATATCTCAATGAAAGTCTTGGTGAGTTGAATCCAAAGACATGCAATAAACTGACAAAAGAGTTACTTGATCGACTTATTCAGTGATATTATTGTTAGTAACCTTTAAACTGTCCTTATAGTATAAGTAACCAACCAAACTAAACATTATGAAAGAACAATTGCAACGTGAACAGTTAATGGAAGACATTAATTCTATTGTTGATGAATATTTTCAATCAGTGATTAATGAATGTGATGATATGGGTGAATTGAGTAATATTGAAGAAGCAAAGGATGATTTAACGCGCACCCTATGTGATGCTGTCCACAAAAACTTTCCTACTAACTAAACATCATGAGCACACGATCACGTATTGGCATTCAACTAAGCGATGATTCTATCCTCTCTGTTTATCATCATTGGGATTCATATCCAGAATGGTTGGGTCGTATTCTAAACACACATTACAATTCTAAGGATAAAGTAGAAGAACTAATTGACGGTGGTGATATGTCATCTTGCTGGTCAGATAGAGATTTGTACCTACAAAAACTCTCAGGGAATGGACCTTGCTACTATTCACAACGTGGAGAAGATTGCCCCCCTCGTCTTGATAAGGACTTGTGCGAATATCTTCTTCCTGATAATAGTGAGGAGTTTGCATATGTCTTCCGTAGTAATCAATGGGTGTGCTATGATATGAACTTGTTTGATTATAGAAAACTACCA